CAACTTCCTTTGCCGCCGACACATTTCGCGTTGCCACTTACAACGTCGAAAATTATCTGGATCAGCCGACCGAATCGCGTCCGCACCCGAAATCCGCCAGGGCCAGGGCCAAGGTCTGCGAAAGCATTTGTTCGGCGTTTCGCTTGTCACTGGCAATCATGCCGAAAATGCCAATAAAACACGCATAAACAAAAGGTTTTATGATTGCCGTGCAGACTCTCGCCAATGGCAACCAATGGCAACCAATAGAAGCGAATAAGGCAAAATATGGCAACCGTTGGCAACCGCTGGCCGCGTTTCAGGGCGTCCGGTGGGCGCGGTGGGCGTCTTTGTGCCTGCAAGGGGCGGCGCTCGCTGCCCTGCTTACGCAGCGAAGCGGGGCGGGCGGTGTAGTGCGGCCTGTAACGGCTTGAAGTCATCAAAATCCTGCTTGCGGTTCCCCATATCAGGACAAGCTGGGCGTCGGAAACGCTCGCCAGCGGGCAACGTAGCGCGAAGTTTCAGCCGCCGAGATCCAAAATCGTAAAAAAGAGACGCCCAAAGCTTTCACCCTGGGCGTCGGTGCATTGAATCCGCGCCGCGCCATGCGTGCCCGGACTCGAAATTTATTGCCGGTGTGTTGTATGAGTTCCACACGCGGCAAAGCGTTCACCGCGACAGGCGGGAACGATTTCGCGGCGCAGAAAATGAACCGGAACGCGCCGCAAAATTCTTTTTATTGTGCTCCGCTGTCCGCCGAGACGCAGAATGAAACGGGGTGACGAACGCATACGTCGGCGTAGGTGTGAACGGTGATTCTCATTTCCGCGTTCACATCGAGGCTGAAGGGATTGACTATGACATCAACGCCACGGCCCCACATGCCAAGGATAACTTCCGCCCAGTTTCCAAAAAACGCCTGATTGTTAAAAACCTGATTTGTCGTCGCGGCGCGGTAGCCGTTCACGTTGCCGTCATTGGTCGCATCATTCGGGCCGAGTGTTTCCCATAAGAAGATGGGCACGGTCGTTGAAACGCCGGTTCCAGTCTTGGCGATCTGCTTCCAGCGGTTGCGCGTCGAGGGTGAGACTACAAAGCCAAATTTGCCGTCGGGCACGTCGGCGTTGGCGGTGGCCAATGCCGCCTCGAAATTCAAAAGCGTTTGCCAGCTCGCCGGGCCGCCAAAGAGAAGCGAGCCGATTCCGGTAGTGTTCAAAATTCCAGTTGGCTCGCTGGCCGCGCCTTGCCCGTTCAAAATGAAGTAATCCAGTTTGATGCCGACTTGTGCGGCAAGGTCGGCGCGTATCCAGTTTTCAACGGCAACCGAGGATTGCAAAACCAGTTGGCGCGAGTATTGGACGGAAGCGGTCGCCCGCTTCGGACTCATTAGAATTTGATCGAGCGTTTGAGTGCTCGGCACGGTAACGCCGGTTTCCGTTTGCGCTGAAACTGTCGCCGGGGCCGTTTCGCGGGGCAATGCCACGTTGCCGGTCAAGCCGTCCCAGACGGTAGCGCCAAGCCGGATGGCGGTCGTTTTATTTCGTAGAACGGGAATGACGCTTGGTTCAACGTCGGTTTGCACGAACGCGCCGCCCTGCCCGAAAGTGTTCACGTTCAAATCGCGCGTGTGCGTGGGTGCGAGCACGTCCCAGGGGATGCCCACGCCTTCGACCGATGCCGTCCCCAGCTTGGAACGGGAAAGCTCTTGGTGCATTTCCGCCTCGATTCCTTCAGGCTCGCGGCCACGTTCAATGCTGCGAAAAAGGCGGGCGACGGAGTAGCGGTTTATATCCTTGCGCGCCATGCCCACAAAAGCAGAGCGGTTTTTTATGTCAAAATCTGTGTCGGTAATCATAGTTACCAACGCGGGAAAAGGGCGAAAAATTAACCTAGGCGGCTTGCTGCGATTGTTCCCGCCATGCGCGGAGCCGCATCATTAAAGGGTATTTTTGACACAAATCGGCAATGGCCTGATTAACCGCCGGGGGTGTGATTCCAAGATGTTCGGCCAGTTCGCGCTGGCTGGCAAATGGCGTGCGCCGGGCCAGCCATGCGAAAAAAAAAACCCGCCGTTGCACCTGTTCGGCGGTGAGTTTTTCGGACGTGAGAAACTCGCAAATCAAATCCAGCAATTCAGGCAGTTTGCTTTTTTGGTATTCCAGAGCCGCGCGTAAATCTTCAATCGCGGCGTCACGGTCAACGTCGGCAAAGTCAAAATCGGTTACGGGCACGCGCTGGCCTCTGTCATCAAACGCAAAGCCAGCCTCGCCAGTGTGGGGCGGCTTGTGTTGGATGGACGGCGCGGCGCTCACTTAAAACTTATTCGGCGGTTTTTTTCTTGCTGGCCGTTTGTGATTTTTGTTCCGCGTCGGCGCGATAGCTGATTGCCTTTGACAGTTCGCTCAACGCCTCGGTGACTTCGCCGTCCACCAGCACGCGCACGTCATGCGTAATCAGGCCGCGTGATTCAAGATTGTGGCCGGCGGAAAGGAGCCGTGACTTCATCATCAAAACCACGTCACTCCACGCCTCGATAACATCCTCAGTCGGGATGCTGTTGCCTTGCTCCAGGGCTAGCTTCAATTCTTCCCGGCTGGCGCGGGCCGCGTCGAAACGTCTTTTCGCTTCGTCGAGTTGCCGCGAATGGAAATGCCGAAACAACGCTTTCAAAACCGCGTCGGCGTCGGGCCATTCGCCTTTGGATTTTTGGGGCAGGATGTTTTCGCGGGTCAACTGATCGAGCCGTCGCGCGGTCAATCCGCACACTTCACTAAGTTTTTTCGTGTTCATTGTGTTCATAAAGTGGGAAAAGAAACTTTGATTTGCTCTGTGGGCGGGCAATGAAAGCGACTTCGGTCACCAGCCCTTGACCATGCTGGACAGAACCTTTTACTCGTTGTGGCTTGGTTACTTATGAATGTTACCCTGTAACCCGTGCGTAACACTGACAATCCAACCGCCCGGAAGCCAGCGGCGTTAGCCCGTGCAATGGTGCGGACAAGCTCGCTGGCTGGCACTGTGCGCGTGACAAAGGGTTCAAGGCTCATGTCATTGCGGGATTCGTGGGCCGTGAATGGTGATCGGTTCGCGGCGTGACGCTGGCCAGCGGATTTCGATTTCCGTTTTACCGGCTGAAGGAAGTGGCCGCACTGATTCAACTTTGCCGCCTGCCAGTTCGATCTGCTCGCGCCAGTATCCGGATTCATAAATCCTGCATTGGAAGTAATGCGGCCAGGTCATTAACAAGGGATGCGGGATTTCAATTTCAGGTGTTTTCATTGGTGACTCCTTTGTCAGCAGGGGTGTTTTGGTTGGCGTTGGTGGTTTGTGAAAATCTCAACGCCCGCCGGTTGTCTCTGTCTCTCCCCCTACGGGGTAGAGAGACAGGAGACACGTCTCCGGCTTGTCTCCGGCTTGTCTCTGGAGAATCGGCGGAGACAAAGCTATTTGCGGAAGTAGGTTTCATGCGATTTGTTGAACGTGATTTTTTTGGACTGTTCGGCGCGGGCGATATAGCGGTAAGCACTGCCCCGGTAGCATCCGCAATCATCCATGATGGACTTGGCGAGCGCGGCCTTGCTGCTACCCGTCACGGTGCACAATTCTCGCACGCGGTCGGGGTTCATCAGCGGAGTATTGTCTTTCGAGCCGGTGATATCCCGTTCCCATTGGCTTACATCCACGGTCGGGTCACACTCATAAATCATAGTGTCGGGATTCAACCGCACGGCGAAGGTTTGAAACTCGCGGCCATTGGAGCATTTCCCGCACGCGATGATTAAGCGGTCGTTGCTGTCGGGGTCAACTGGCGCAAGATTGATTTGCCCGCGTGCCCAAGCGTGAAGCATTTTTGAATTTCGAGCGAAACTGGCGCGGTCGTAGCCGGTCGCCTTGGCCGCGCCGCCTCTGCCGGTGATCGCATGATGCAGGACGATGATTGCCCGCTTCGGATTTCCTCGACGGCACAAGCGCGAAAGTGATTGCAGCGTCAATTTCATGTCGGCGTCTTTGTTCAAGTCGCCAGCGGCGAAGTCGGCCAGCGGGTCAACGGCAATTCCGTCCGGTTTGTGCTTTTGGATTGCGGCCTCGATTCGGGCAACCGCGTCCGGGTCATCCAGGTTCACAAATGCGTCACTATCCGTTTCGACCGTGTGAATGGTCACGCGCTCCGTGAAACGCGGCCAATCGTCACCAAGCCATGCTTTCAGCGGCGCGAAGTCTTGTTGCAATCGGCGGTTGCTGTTTTCGGTTTGCAGGACAAGCCATTTCATTTCCGGCTTGAACGTGTCGAATGTCAGAAACCTACGGGCACCGGCAATGCAGGCCAGCATCAGCAAAAGCAACCGGGATTTGCCCACGCCTCCGGCACCAAGCAAAGCGAGTTGCCCGCCGTCATCAAGTAGGTGGTCGCCAAGCATCCGGTCGCTGTCATCAAACCGCATGGCGAGAATTTCATCCGGTGTGCGGATTGTGAATCCCTTTTCGCTGGCGGCCTGCTCAATTTCTTCGCCCAGATACCCGGCAGCAATGTCCGCCCGTTTTGAACCTGGCGCGGCTGCCTTTTCAGCTTTTCCGATTTCACTTCGCAGCCGGTGGTTTTTTTCCGCTACTGCGGATTCACAAGTTTTGTGAAGGCAAAAAATCGTCGGCACACGGTCAAGATGCACCTGACATTCGTGCGGCTTTTCTCCGGTGGTGTGGTGTGCTTCACCGGGGCAATGGCAGTCGCCTAGAACTTCATCTTGCCACTCCACCGTGCCCAGAACGCGCTCTGCGATGGCGCGACGAGATTCAGCGGCGGCGGATGGCGCTATTTTCACCGTTGCCGCTGGTGTTGGTTTTATTTCTTCCGCTGGCTGGCTGAAATCCACCGGCAATTCAACCGCGTTCGGATTTAGGCAAGCATCTGGATCATGGCTGGCAAAACAAAGTCGTGTGAAATCTTCTAGCTTGTCAATTTCCACGCCCGTTAAATCTTGAACGCGAGCGGACACGGCAGCAAACGCCGCTTTGTATTCTTCCGCGGTTTTGCAAATCGGCACGCGGTAAATCGCCTTCAATCCCTCGCCGGTGGGCGATACAAAAAGAGAATAGACGTGCGGATCATCGCGGAGCGTGCCGCGAATTTCCGAAAGCCTGTCGCCTAGCAAATCCAAGTCGGCTTGAAATAAGCCGGTGAATTTCGGCGTTGCTTTTTTGTCACGCATCGGCAGAACACCGGCGAAAGACACACACGGAAGCTTTTTCTTTTGCGTGTCCACCGTGCGTTTTGCCTGTGAGTATTCAACGCCTCGACTTAAAGCTCGCTGAAAGCGTTCGCGGATTTCCTCGACAAGTCTTTTGTGCTCATTGCCTTTGGTGCTGGCGATGAACTGCGCGGCGGGAATATCCGTTGGCAGGTTTTCGTAAGCGTTTTTGAAAAACGAAACGAGCGGGTTAAACTCTACGCTGCCGCCGTCGAGGTGTTTGACGTTTTCCAACCGGGCCGGGTCAAGTGAGATTGAATCATTCATCGCGTCCGGTCTCCTGCTTCACTGACCTCCTGCTCCAGCCATTGCATGACAGATTTCTTGAACTTCTCCTTGTTCACAACCACTACACCCTTGTGCAGACTCAGAATCCAACCGAAAAATAAACCGCGTTTCTCCGGTGTCGCTCCCCGTGAATACCACCAATCCTCGGCTCTCTTTTTGTCGCTCATTGCGGCGGGAAAAATGCACTTGGGATTTAGTCCAGCTTCCGGCGCTGGTGCTGGCGACGCGGCAATCTTGATGTCCTTGGCCGTCAACTCGCGCCCGGCGAACTTGGACTTCACCACGGCGGATTTAAGAACCGTCTCACGCTGCTCTTTTGGCACCTTCACCAGTTCGCGCGCTACCCGTTCGGATGGAATGTCTCCCGCGGGAGACAAATCTTTTGCGATGCCAGCGGCTTCAATCAGCCGGTGAGCATGGGCACGTTTGAACCCCCACTTCTGGACGCAGTAATCCTCAAAAGTTTTGAAGTCGCATTTGTAAAGCCGTGAATCCCGAATTTCAGCCAGCGCGGTTCCTACTTCAATGAAGGTCTGCCGTCCAGCCTCGATGATTTTTTCCAGTTCAATCAGCCTCTTGGATTCGTCAAGGGTGATCGGCTCGGTGCTAAGTGTAGTGATTGGATCATTCATCTTGTGCAACTCCCTTCCGCCGTTTCCGGTTGCTGAGAATGTCACCGATTTTTAAACCCGGCACCCAGCCGCGCTGAATGAGTTTGCGGATTTTGGCTTTCTCGGTGCCAGTGGCCGCGCTGAATCTTCGTGAAGATTTCATTGACGGGGCCAACCTTCTGCCGGGGTTTGACTTGGACGCCGGGCCGGGCGTGTTTTGTCCAAGATTTTTTGTTGGTTCGGTTTGCGGCCGTTTTTCAGGATGAACATGACACCCTCGGCGCTGTTAATGGATGGGTACTTTTTGGACGAAGTTTTCATTTTTGTTTGATGGATGGATTTTTCAACGGTGGCAACCGTTTGCCGGTTCGTAAAATGTGCGCGGCTCGGCGGTAAAGCCCGGCGATAAACTGGCCGGGCGTCTGGTTTCCGATGGCGATGAATTTGGGGCGCGGTGTTTTCATGGCGCGAGCGTCCTTGTTTTCAGAAGTTTTTCGACGCCCGAAACGGAGTAAAAAACCACGCCGCCACCGCGCACGGCGGTTGGATTCGGTTTGAACCTTGGAACGCGGGCCGAGTCCAGCCATGCGCGGAGCCTGTGGCGTGACGGCACTGGCGCGATATGCGCCGGGAGAAAATTTTCGATTAGCTCGTCGAGGCTGGCCAGCCGGACATTGCTTGCCGTTGGCTTTTCTGAAACTTGATTCGGATTCATTGGCCGCAATTTACGGCCATAGAACGCTCTTAATCCAAGGGGGATTAAGAACTTTTGATTGCTTATTTACATTGAAGCGGGAAATGGATTTCTTCGCAGATTGCACGCAAGGTGGGGTGTCCGTTCTCGTGCTCATCACTGCCAACCGCTTTTGCGAGTTTTTTAATCGGCATTTTTTTGCCGTAAAAATCGAGAATCCTTTTTAGCATCAATAGCTGCGTGCGCCATTTTTTTGCACGGGGAAGCTTGGGCAAAGTTTCTTCGCACGCTTTAACAACCGTCAACGCATCGGCGATTGCATGAATCTCGCTGGCGTCGCCTGTCTCAATCGCCCGGAAAAATTTGTCCTCAATAAATCCGCGCCCGTTGCTGGTGTTTTCCACCGGCACGCCAATTTCCCTTGCCAGCTTCGCCCGCAACGATTGCTTCCAGACACGATAAAAAGCAATTTGACTTTCCGTCTCTGAAAGTTCCCGGCCAAAACTGGCAAGGTTGGTTGCTTGTTCAATATCCGCCTCTAGCAACGCACGCAATTTTTTTAACGGCGTGTTGCGCGGTTTGGACGGCGGCGGCGTGGGCGGCGTCTTTGATTTCTTGTTCATTGTGCGGTTTCCATTTTATCGTATCTCACGCGCACGAAGCGCGCTTCACGGAATTTGTCGCTGGCCGTGATTCCGTAGCATTCAATTTCAATCACTTCGCCAACGGATATTTTTCTGCTGCCGATGGAGCACCAGCCACGGTCAATACCATTTTGTGACAGCCGGACGGAGCGTTTGAAAGGATGGTTTTCTGTGACAATGCAATCGTGAGTTTCAACGCGCTTGATCTTCACCCAGTCAAAACCAAAATGAGCCGCGAAGGGTTTTGCCACTACACCCTCGCCACCATCGCGTAGCACGGCTTCGATAAACTCCGCGCCGTGTCCCTCGGCGGTCGTGTTCATGCCAGCTGCCCGCGCAATTTGCCGCATGGCTTCGCGGCGTTCCGTCCATGCTCTGCGCCGCACGTCCTCACCGTAGGCGACGGGGCAATCAAAGGCGAAAAAATGTCCGCCGTGCATGGCCTCGCCGATGATGATCGAGTCGGCAATTTCCCGCTGCTGCCAGCATCCATCCTGCTTTTGCGACAAGTGCCAACCACGCCAGTCGAAGGCGAGAGCGGTTTTTAGGTCGCAAGTGCCGTAGCCGGGGCGCGGGATGATGATTTCAGGCGTGTTCATTTTGATGGTTTCAGGGCAAAAAACTTTTTGGCGTCGGCGGTCGAGACGCGGCCTTGATAGTGCGCCTTGATGATCGCTTCGCTGTTTCCGAATTGCTCGGCGGTTTGGCCATAGCTGCCACAGTTGCGAAAGTAAAAACTAATCGCGGTGTGCCGCATTATGTCCGGCGTCCAAGGCGTTTGGCCGTCATGTTCGCCAAAGCCAGCGGCATTTTTCACGGCGTCAAATATCTTGCGCCAGTTCGGGGGGAAAATCGGCCTGCCTTTGTAAGCCTTAAGCCATGCCAGCAACGCCGGGCAGATGGTGACGACACGGGCGCGGCCTGTCTTGGTTTGGCTGGCCTCAAGCCTGATTTCCTTGTCTTGAAGATTCACGGCCTGCCAGTCCAGCCGGGCGGCTTCGGTCGGGCGCAATCCGCCAAACAGACACAAGGCAACGTAGGGCGCAATCCTTTTGCGCTCCGCGCCGCGCAATAAATCTTCGCACTGTTTCAGGTTCAAAATGACGGGCGCGTGACGCTCGCCCATGTCAATCCTGATTTGGTTACACGGGTTGGCCGTTGTCCATCGGCGCGGCCTCTCGATGCACCAAGAAAAGAAACGGGAAATTCTCCGCTTGTAACCGTCGCGGCTTGTGGCGGAAATTTTGAATCCGGCCAGATGTTCCTCGATGATTTCGGGCGTGATTTCGTCAACGCGCAAATTCGGCAGGCTGTTGCCAAAAATGCCAACCGTCCTGCGCAATGGGCCTTTTGACAATTCGCGCAAGGTGCAAACGCCGTTGCCGGTCGAATCCTTCGCGCCGTCCAGCCATGCGTTGAACTGTTTAACGGCATCGTCCAGCCGGGGCGACTCAGTGACAACGGCATTGCGCTTGCCGTGCCTAAGCCAGTGATCTATGGCGCGGGGCAAGTCGGCATCGTCGGCCAGTCGCTTGAAACTCATTTCCGCGAGTTTGATTTGCGTGTCCGTCAATCCTGTTGCCCGCAAGGTGGTTTCCGTTGCGCGGGAAAGATACTCGCCTTCAAGTTCGATGTGGCGGCACTTGGCGTCATGCTCGCGGGCGAAATTCTCCCGCACGCGCGAGCCGTCGCGCTTGGTGCCGGTGACGCGCCAGGAAACGGTTTGTGTTCGCGGATTCGTGAACGGTTGAATCTTGAATCGCTGTTGCGTTGCTCTCATTGGTTGACATTGTACCCCATTGCCTCAGCACTGTCAACCGTGTGGCAACTATTTTATAAAATCGTAAAAAGCCTTTAATAAGTGGCAATCGGTGATGCTGCGAAAGCATCTGCGCGCTGAATCCCGACGTCATCGCACTGGAAGAGATGGGCAGCACCAATGCCCTCATGGAATTGCGGGGCTCACTCAAAGCCAGGGGCCTGGATTTCCCTTACTGGGAACAC